AACATCAAAACAGATTATATTTAGATATGGATTGGAATGAAGATGTTACTGCTGGTGATTATATCGTTATTGAATGTTATAGGAAATTAGACCCAGCAACATACACAGATGTTTTTAATGATATGCATTTAAAAAGATATGCAACTGCACTTATTAAAAAACAATGGGGTGCAAATTTATCAAAGTTTCAAGGTGTGCAAATGTTAGGTGGAGTAGAAATGAATGGTGGAGAAATTTACTCTCAAGCACAAGAAGAGATTACAAACATAGAAGATCAAATACAAAATATGCAATATCCAGCAACTCTCCATAAGGGATAATAATGGCAGTTAATTCAGTATTTCATACGAACAACCTTCATTCAATAAAGGCTGAAAGAAATCTTTATAGTGATTTGATTAAAGAGGCAATACAGATTTATGGCCATGATGTTTATTACATGGATAGAACTCTTGTTGCAAGAGATGATATTTTGGGTGAAGATTCTTTATCTAAATTTACAAGACAACACCCAATAGAAATGTATGTTGAAGATGGTTCTGGTGGATATGCTGGCGAAAAAGAAATAATGAGTCAATTTGGATTAGAGAATAGAAACGAGGTAACCTTTGTTCTTCATCAAGATAGATTTAAAGAATTAGATAGTCAGATTACACTTGAAGATGGAACTGGCTCTACTGGCGGTTCTATATTATTGGAAGCAGGGTCGTTAAATCAAACCACTTTGTCATCAACATTAAGCACAGTAACAAAAAGTTTTATATTTATTGATGGAACAGACAGTTCTTCAACTAATGCTGGAGATAGTTTTTTATTAGAAGATGATAATACTGCAAAGATATTATCTGAAGAAAGTGGCATGGAATTTTATTTAATTATGGACACAGCGACCACAAGTGGAGATAGACCAAATGAAGGTGATTTAGTTTATCACCCAATATTATCAAAAATGTTTGAAATAAGTTTTGTAGACCATGATGAACCTTTTCATCAATTAGATAATAACCCAGTATATAAATTAAGATGTAGACAATACGAATACAGTTCAGAAGCGATTGATACAGGTATTGATGTAGTAGATTCCATAGAGTCAGGTTTGGGATTAGACAGTTCAGATTTCCAATTTACATTAGAACAATCATCTGCTGTCAACGAAAATGTTGCACTAGAATCTTTCTTATTCTTTGAGGGTGGATTGTTATTAGAAGAAACAGATGGAGATAATATCTTACATGAAAATGATTCAACTTCAGTTGGTGAAAGAATAATACTAGAAACAAAAGATGGTACCTCATTCTTACTTCAAGAGGAATACAAAGTTGGAGATGGTACTACAGATACAACCGCACAGAATGAACAATTTGATGCAGCTGATGATTCTATTTTAGATTTTAGTGAAACAAATCCATTCGGTGATGTAGGGAGCACATAATGTTAGGACAACAATTCTATCACGAAACCATTAGAAAAATAATTGTAACCTTTGGTACAATATTTAATAACATAAATTTAGTCAGAAAAAATAATAGTGGAGCAGTGGTCCAAAAAATGAAAGTTCCACTTGCATATGGTCCAAAACAAAAATTTCTTGCAAGATTAGATCAAGATGCAAATTTAGATAGTAAAGTAGCAATTACTTTACCAAGACTTGCATTTGAAATACAAAACTTAACTTATGATTCCACAAGAAAATTAAACAGAGTTCAAAAATTTAAAAAGGTACAAGGAACAACAGGTGTCACATCAAAACTAGATAGTCAATTTATGCCAGTTCCATATAATTTAGATTTTGAGTTATATGCTATGGCAAAACAATCAGATGATGCATTACAAATGATAGAACAAATACTCCCATACTTTCAACCAGATTATACTGTTACAATAAATGATATACCTGAAATGGGAATTAAAAGAGATGTTCCTATTGTTTTAAATTCTATATCTTATGAGGATAGTTATCGTGGAGAATTCACAGAAAGAAGAGCAATAATCTATACTTTAGGATTTACTTCTAAATTTTATCTTTATGGACCAGTTACAGATTCAAAAATTATTAAACAAGTTCAAGTTGATCAATATAGTAATTTACCAGAGGTACAACCTACGAGAGAACAACGAATCACAGTAACACCAAACCCAACTACAGCTACTGCTGATGATGATTTTGGATTTAATGAAACAATAAGTTTCTTTGAGGATGCGAAGAATTTTGATGAAACAAGTGGAACAGATAAGTAGAGAAAAAGCAATAAATTTAGACATATCTTCTAAATGCACTTTAAGTTGTAGTGGTTGTGATCGCCAGTGGTATGTTAAACATAATCAAAAAATTCCAAAAAATGATTTATCATTTGAAGATTTTGTAAAAATCGCAGATTATTTTGAAAGAATTCTTTTTTGTGGAAATATATCTGACCCAGTTTTCAATCCTAACTTTATAAGAATGTTAGAGTTATGTGATCAAAGAAATATTCAAGTACAAATTCACACATCAGCATCACATCAACCAAAAGAGTGGTATATAAAAGCATTTGAGGCAAACAAAAATGCAAAATGGATTTTTGGATTAGATGGTTTACCAAAAGATAGTCACAAATATCGTGTCAATCAAGATGGAAATAAATTATATGAAATGATGAAACTTGGTGTTTCTATGGGAATTTTTGTTTCTTGGCAATATATAGTTTTTGATTATAATGAGGATGACAGTTTTGAGGCCTACGGAATGGCTGTTGACGAAAATATGGAATTTTTATTAATTGAATCGTCAAGGTTTGATGATGAGAATCCACTAAAGCCAGAAACGGGGTTTACATTAAAACAAAACTTAAACACATTTGATCCTGCCTGTTTAAAAAATAAAGAATATGGTTGGGATTTTCAAGGAAAACTGTTACCTTGTTGTTGGTATTGGCAACCAGGGCAACAACATTTAAGTTTTTTGCCAGAACTAACAGATGATAAATTTAGTATAGGTAATGTGAAAAGTGTAAATGATATTATTAACTCAAAAGAATGGATTGATTTTCATAAAATGTTAAAAGATAATCCAGAAAATGCACCCGAAATATGTAAAACATATTGTGGTCGTAGAGGAGGCAAAACAAGCACCAGAACTTTTATGAAAGCAGGAAGAACTTGAAAAAAGATGATGATAATATTTTTCATGCTCTAAATATACATTTAGAATATCAAAAAGAATTTAAAAATTGTGTTGATATAGGATATTGTAATGGTAGTCACTCTAGAATTTATATAAAAGCCTTTGAAAAAGTTGTTGCATTTGATTGTCATCCATATGTAGAATTAATAGAGGATGAAAAATTTATATATTACAATCAAGCATTACATTCAACAGATTCATATAAAGAATTTTACATAGACACAATTCATAAAGGATTATCTACTTTTTATAAAGAAAATTTTAGTAGATGGAAAGAAAAAGGATATAAATCTAATATTATAAAAACTATTAGGTCAACAAAAAAATTAGATTCATATAAATTAGAACCCAATTTTATTAAAATAGATGCAGAGGGTAGTGAATATGATATCATACTTGGTGGGATAGAAACAATTAAAAAATATAAACCAACTTTACAAGTAGAGATAATAAAATTAGATAATGAAATAAAAAGAAAAAATTTAAAAGAATTATTATTTCCAATTGGATATGAGTTAATTGAAAAAGATAAAAAATTAGACCCTATTTTTATTTACAAGGAGTAAAATATGAAATTAAGTGATTTTTGTAGAATTTATAACAATGCAGCCTCAGATGAATTAGTTCAAGAGATGTTAGATTGGTTTGAGTCAGATAAAGATTCTAAAACTGTTTCAGCAAATAGAGATACAAGAAAAGATTTACAAAAGTGGGTGTCAATAGATTCTTCTCTTTATAATAAAATAGAAATTGTAAAAAGAAAAACTTTAGATTTATATCTAGAGGAGTTTCCTTATGTTTATAGGGGGAATCAAAAACTTATATCAAAAGAAACTAAAATACAAAAAACAGACCCCAAAGGTGGTGGATTTCATAATTTTCATTCAGAGATATCTCACTACAAAAATATTCGTAGAGTTTTAGTTTGGACATTATATCTAAACGATATAAAGAAAAATGAGGGAGAAACAGAATTTTTGTTAGAAAATATTAGAGTACAACCTAAAAAAGGTATGATGGCAATATTTCCAGCCGCATTTCCTTGGCAACATAGAGGAAACCCAGTTCATCATCAATCTAAATATATATCAACGGGTTGGTGGTTATACCCAGAGGAAGGTAAAATGGATTAATGAGTAACGGAACAGAAAAATTATATCAAACTAATCAAATAGATTCAACACCAGATGTTGATAGAGATTATGAGTATCAAAGACAGAACTTTTACAACTTAGTTGAGAGAGGTCAAGATGCGATACAAGGTATTTTAGATTTAGCCCAACAAAGTCAGCACCCTAGAGCATATGAGGTTGCTGGACAATTAATAAAACAAGTTGGAGATGTTACAGAAAAACTCGGCGATTTACAAACTAAAATGAAAAAACTAAAAGAAGTACCAAATGATGCACCAAAAAATGTTACTAATGCATTATTTGTAGGTTCAACTGCTGAATTACAAAGAATGTTAAAGGAGAAATAATGCAAGGAGATCATTTGCCAATGCAAGGTGATGATTTATTTAGACACCTTAGAATACATTGTAGGAAGCGTAAAAAAAGAAAGGATAAAAAGTAATGTTAGAGTGGATGATATATGCAGCCGTTTTAATAAATGGTGATAGTTTACAATATAAAGCAACAAATCATATTGCATTTCCAAAAGCAACTCAATGTGTAAGATATTTGGGAAACAATGCAATAAATATGACTTATGCGTTAGAAAACTATTTGGAAGAAACATATGGAAAAGATAATTATGTAACTTTAGAAATAGGTTGTATGGAAAACAAAGACCCAGATGTAGCAGAAAACAATAGAAAAGTAATTTTTGCGAGAAGAGGTATGGAAGGTGTTTGATATTTATACTAGACCAGATTGTGTTTGGTGCAATAAAGCAAAAGAATTGTTATTTAAAGAAGGCATAGAATATAATGACTATGATATAAACCAAAAACTTTTGCGAGAAGAATTAAAATCTAAAGCTCCTGGCATAAAAACTATTCCACAAATTTTTAAAAGTGGAGTTAGAATTGGTGGTTATCAAGATTTAGTAACTTATTTAGAGGAGAAAACAAATGTACGAATATCAATGTAAAGTAGTAAAAGTTGTTGATGGTGATACTGTAGATGTAGATATAGATTTAGGATTTGGTGTATGGTTGCGTGATGAGAGAGTTAGACTTTATGGGATTGACACACCAGAATCTAGAACTTCAGATGACATAGAGAAGATATATGGATTTGCAGCTAAAGAATATTTGGAAAGATATTTATCAGCAGGTAATATTGTTTTAAAAACAAAAACATATGATGCTAAAGGAAAGTTTGGAAGAATATTAGGTGAGTTGTGGGCATTTGACACAAATATTAATGAGAGAATGGTAGAGGAAAATCATGCAGTTAGATATGAAGGTCAATCTAAAAAAGATATAAAAGAAGCACATTTAAAAAATAGAGCAAAATTAGGATTGCATACAATTCAATCTTTTGAGGAATAAAATGGCAAACGCACAATATCTAGGAAATCCAAATCTTAAAAAAGCAAACACAGCTGTAGAGTTTACAAAACAAAACATTACAGAGTATAAAAAGTGTATGGATAATCCTTTATATTTTGTAGAAAATTATATGAAAATTGTTTCATTAGATGAGGGTCTTGTTCCTTTTAGAATGTATAATTTTCAAAAAGATATGATTGGTACATTTCATAAGAATCGTTTTACTATTTGCAAATTACCTAGACAATCTGGTAAATCAACAATAATGATAGCGTACTTACTTCATTATGCATTATTTAATCCAAATGTAAATATAGCCATACTAGCAAACAAAGCTGCAACTGCAAGAGATATATTAGGTAGATTGCAACTTGCATATGAAAATCTTCCAACTTGGTTACAACAAGGAATCTTGTCTTGGAATAAAGGATCATTAGAGATAGAAAATGGTTCTAAAATACTTGCGGCCTCAACTTCTGCTTCTGCTATTCGTGGTGGTTCTTTTAATGTTATATTTTTAGATGAGTTTGCTTTCGTTCCACCTACTATTGCTGAACAATTTTTTAGTTCAGTTTATCCTACAATAACTTCTGGTAAATCTACAAAAGTTATTATTGTATCTACACCTCATGGTATGAATATGTTTTACAAAATATGGACAGATGCAGAACATAAAAGAAATAGTTATGTTCCTATTGAGGTTCATTGGACAGAAGTGCCAGGTCGTGATGAGAAATGGAAAGAAGAAACGATAAGAAATACAAGTCAACAACAATTTAATTCAGAATTTGAGTGTGAATTTTTAGGTTCTACAAACACACTTATCAATGCGAGTAAATTGAGAAGTATGGCATATAAAACTCCAATAGAACAATATGCTGGATTATCGGTTTATGAAAAACCACAAAAAGATAAAACATATATGTTAACGGCAGATGTTGCCAGAGGAACTAAAAATGATAACTCTGCATACATTGTTTTTGATGTCACAGAAATACCATATAAAATAGTAGCAACATTTAAAGATAATGAATTAAAACCTTTGATGTTCCCTCATAAAATTCATGATGTAGCAAAGGCTTATAATAATGCATATGTTTTAATAGAGGTTAATGACATAGGTGAACAAGTTGCAAATAACTTGCATTTTGATTTAGAATATGATAATATAGTAATGTGTTATATGCGTGGTCGTGCAGGTCAGATTATGGGTGGAGGTTACTCTGGTGGAAAAGCACAATTAGGTGTGAGGACAACAAAAACTGTTAAATCTGTTGGGTGTTCTAATTTAAAACAGATATTAGAAACAGATAAATTATTAGTACAAGATTTTGATTTAATAAATGAGTTTTCTACATTTGTTTCATTTGGAAATCAATGGAGAGCAGAGGAAGGTGC